AGACAGGTATGGAAGTCAAATCTACCCTAGCGCCACAAAAAGGCGTTGCAACAACTGTCATTGTCGGTCGCGACGACACTGGTAAAATTCACGCAAATGAGCTCAAGAGCGGCATCCCTGGTCAGACTTACTTTGATGACAACGGAGATATGCGGACCGATACTGGCGATCTCATCGAAAAAGTGGAACAACAGGAAAAATCTAAAATCATTGATTACAATCAAAAGAAAGCAGGTAACTAACCATGACAGAAAATATTAAAGATGCATTATCATACGCAGTCGAACTAGCGGGTAAAGAAAACAAAATCATTCGTTCAGAGACAGGGAAGGAATATTTTGACAACAATGAATATGACTTACAGGAACTTAACCCTCGTAAGTACGCCCCTATCCTTGAGCTTCAGACACTCAAAAGTCTTGTTGACTATCTCAAATCAGATAACGATTTCATCAGTGATCGTAAACTTGTAGTTGTCGTGGACAGTTTCCAAAAAGTATCTGTATATGATCAAGTTGATTTTGAAAATGGCAAACGTCCTCAGCTCGTGTCTGTAAAAGCAACCGTTCCAGTTATTCCTTTTAGCAATTGGCGCGACCAAGAAGAATTCAATATTATGCTGCAGTCTATGTTTATCGATGATGCAGACCGTAATTTGGTTTTGGATTTTGCTAGCCATTTGAAAATCGAAAAAGGTGCAGAAGTACAGGACAATGGCATCAGCCAAATGGCTACGGTTCGCGATGGTGTAGCAAGCCTAGCACAAGCTAAAACTCCAAATCCAGTAACCTTGCGACCATATCGTACTTTCAATGAAGTAGAACAACCTGCTAGTCAATTCGTCTTCCGCATCAACAAATTGGCGAGCCTTGCGCTCTTTGAAGCAGATGGGGGCAAATGGAAATTAGAAGCCGTCGAAAGCATCGCAAATTATTTAAAAAATGAACTTGCTAGCAACAAAAAAATTACTATTTTAGCTTAAAGGAGAAATCAACATGACACAACAATACAATAACTTTGATCACGAAATTGGTTGGGAAGACACGATTGAAAAAGACTCGGATTTCGTCCTTTTACCTGACGGATTGTACCACTTTACAGTCGTTGGCATGGAGCGTACACGCCACACACCGAATCCGCAAAATCCAGGAAAATTACCAGCATGTAACAAGGCTATCGTCAGCATCAAGATTGTAGCTAACGAAGGCGAAACAGAATTGCGTCACAACCTATTTTTGCATAGTTCAACCGAAGGAATGCTATCTGCTTTCTTTGCAGCTATCGGCCAAAAGAAAAAAGGCGAACCGCTTCGTATGAACTGGAATACCATTATCGGTGCAACTGGTGTATGTAAGGTCGGTACTCGACAATACAATAACAACAATTATAACGAAGTCAAATCTATGCTCTATCCTGAAGATGTTGATTACACAAAAGTGTTGAACCAACAACCAGGACAAGCTGCACAACCAGCACAACCAGCCTACCAACAACCACAACAGCAAAACTTTGCGCAACAACCACAAGCTGGATACCAAGCTGGTCAATTCTAGGAGGTAAGAGATGCAATTAAGACCTTACCAACAGGAAGCACGGGAAGCTGTTCAAGCTGAATGGGCTAAAGGTCGCAAGCGCACGCTCTTAGTATTGCCAACAGGATGCGGGAAGACGATAGTCTTTTCCAAAATCATAGAAGACCAAGTGAAAGAGGGCAAGCGTGTGCTTGTCCTTGCTCATAGGTCGGAGCTTTTAGAGCAGGCTAGCGACAAGCTCAAGACTACAACAGGACTCGGCACAGCGCTAGAGAAAGCCGAAAACACTTCTATCGGCTCATGGTATCGGGTTGTCGTTGGATCAGTCCAAACCATGCAGAGAGAGAAGCGACTTAGTCAATTCCCTCCCGATTGGTTCGATACAATTGTAGTCGACGAAGCCCATCACGCCATTTCAGATGGTTATCAGCGCGTCCTTGGCTACTTCGAGCAGTCTGACGTCCTCGGGGTAACAGCAACCCCTGACCGTGGAGATATGAAGAATCTCGGTTCTTACTTCGACAGCTTAGCTTATGAATACTCGCTAGTACAGGCCATTAAAGAAGGTTACTTATCCAAAATTAAAGCCCTGACAATTCCGCTCAGCTTGGATTTATCAAACGTCAGTATGTCAGCTGGCGATTTCAAAGCGAGCGATGTCGGAACGGCACTGGATCCATACCTGGAACAGATAGCGGACGAAATGGTCAAGCAATGTGCAGACCGCAAGACAGTCGTATTCTTGCCTTTGGTAAAAACCTCGCAGAAGTTTCGAGATATTCTAAACGCAAAAGGTTTTCGCGCTGCTGAGGTAAATGGAGAGTCCAAGGACCGTGCCGAAGTCTTAGAAGACTTCGAGAATGACCGCTACAACGTGCTCTGTAACTCTATGCTCTTAACAGAGGGCTGGGATTGCCCATCAGTAGACTGCGTAGTAGTTCTAAGACCTACCAAAGTACGAGCGCTCTATTCTCAAATGGTGGGGCGTGGTACTCGCTTGCATCCAGGCAAGGAAGAATTACTCTTGCTAGACTTCCTCTGGCATACTGAACGACACGAACTATGCCGGCCAGCACACTTGATCTGCGAGACACCAGAAGTCGCTCAAAAAATGGTCGAGAATATGGAAGAACAGACAGGTGTCATGCTTGATCTTGAAGATATGGAAGTGAAGGCAGCAGAAGACGTAGTAGCTCAGCGCGAAGAAGCTTTGGCCAAACAATTGGAAGAAATGCGCAAACGCAAGCGCAAGCTAGTCGATCCGTTGCAATTCGAAATGTCTATCCACGCTGAAGACTTGTCGAACTACGTGCCCAATTTCGGATGGGAGATGGCGCCTGCTAGTGATAAGCAAATTAAAGCACTTGAGAAATACGGCATACTTCCTGACGAAATCGGCAACGCTGGAAAGGCTGCTTTATATTTAGACAGATTGCACAAGCGACAAGCGGAAGGTTTGACCACACCAAAGCAGATTCGATTCTTGGAAGGTCGTGGCTTCAAGGATGTTGGTATGTGGCAATTTGACCACGCTAGAAATATGATTGATCGTATCGCTGCAAACGGTTGGCGATTACCGGCAGGCGTGCGACCAGCTGAATATGTACCGGGGTGATGTATGAAATCTCTTTTACGATATCCAGGTAGCAAGTGGAATCTTGCTGGTAGGATAGTAGAACTATTACCTGAACACAAAACCTACCTAGAACCCTACTTTGGTAGTGGTGCGGTACTATTTACCAAGCAGCATAGCGCGATTGAGACAGTCAACGATCTAAATGATGATGTAGTCAATCTTTTTCAGGTGATACAACAGGAACCTGAGGCGCTGGCCGAAAAAATCTTTCTGACTCCTTACAGTCGAAGGATTTATGACAATGCTTGGGAAGTTCGGTCAGAGAATGAGATTGATAAAGCTCTGAATTTCGTCATACGTTCTGTTATGAGCCACGGCTTTCGAAATATTGAAAAATCTGGTTGGAAAATGGATATTAACGGCAGAGAACGAGCTTACGCAGTCAAACATTGGAATGATCTGCCAGAGTTAATCCAAGAAATGACATTGCGATTAAAGCAGGTTCAGATTGAATGTCGGCCAGCCATCGAACTGATAGAGAAATACAGTCGGGAAGATGTCTGTATGTATGTAGACCCTCCCTACGTTCTCAGTACGAGGACGAGAAAACAATATTCGGTAGAAATGGATGATCGTGACCACGAAGAGTTGTTAGAGGTTTTGAATCAATCCAAGGCCAATATTCTTCTGAGCGGATATGATAGTGACTTGTATAATAAACGCTTGGCGAATTGGGAAAGGGTGGAGTTCTCGGCGACTGCAGAGAAAGGACTACCGAGAACGGAAGTTCTTTGGATGAACTATCAACCAAAGAAGCAATTATTATTATTTTAAAGGAGAAAACAGTGGCAGAGAATGATTTTAATTTGTTGCCGTTGCTGGATTATATCAATCCTGCCACGGTAGACTACCAGACATGGGTAAATGTGGGCATGGCCTTGAAGCACGAGGGGTATACGGCATCCGATTGGGACAACTGGTCCCAAAACGATAGCCGGTACAAGAAATTCGAGTGTTTCAAGAAATGGGATACTTTCAACGAAGAAGCAGGAACAATCGTGACGGGTGCGACTATTACCCAACTTGCTAAAGAAAATGGCTGGGTGTCGCAGTCTAGTTATGATAGCGAGAATGCGCATGAGTTAGGATGGACCGATACAATAGACCGTGATTATCGTGTCATTGATAAAGACTGGATTGAAGGTAAAGAAATCCATGAGCCGACAATTTGGAATCCGGTTCAGGAGATTATAAAATACCTTGAAACACTTTTTGAAGCTGGCGAAAATGTAGGTTATGTGACCAAATGCTACCAAAAAACTGACGCTGAAACTGGCGAGATTGTCAAATGGCTACCAACTAAGGGAGCTTACGACCGCACAGCTGGGGAGTTGATTCAGCTCTTACAAGAATGTAATGGAGATATTGGAGCTGTCCTTGGTGACTATCACGAAGAAGCCGGTGCATGGGTGAGATTCAATCCCATGGATGGAAAGGGCGCTAAAAACGAAAACGTGACAGATTTCAGATACGCCCTGGTCGAATCCGACAGTATGCCAATCGATAAGCAGAATGCCATCTACAAAGAATTGGAGCTACCAATCGTAGCCTTAGTACACAGTGGAAATAAATCACTACATGCTATCGTCAAAGTAGATGCCAAGAATTACGAAGAGTATCGTAATCGTGTTGATTATCTTTATAAAATTTGTCAGAAGAATGGAATCATAGTTGATACTCAAAATAAAAATCCAAGCAGACTTTCGCGTATGCCGGGTTTTATCCGAAATGGCCAGAAGCAATTCTTAGTAGATACCAACATTGGTAAGGCCGATTGGGACGAATGGTATCAGTACATCGAAGACTTGAACGATGACCTGCCTGATCCTGAAGGATTGGCCGACA